AAAGGTTGGCCTCGCAATCGACGAAGGCGTTGTTGAACCGCCCGTGCTGGACGTAGAAGCCCGATCCGGTGCTGGGCACCCCCAGCGAGTAGACCCGGACGCAGTGGAACTTGTTGGCGTTGGGCGTGTCCCCCGCACCCGTCCGCACCAGATGGACGCCGTGCAGGGTATGCCGGACCACCAGCACGCGGGCGAAGTTATTCCAGTAGCAGGGCCGGTCCGGGCTGTCGCCGCCGTCCAGCACGACGCCGGTGGCGGTGTCCCAGACGACGATGTCGTGGACGGCGTTCTGGACGCACGGCCCGTCCCGTCCGGTCAGCTTGATCCCCACCATCCCCTGCTCGATCCGCAAGTGATGCAGGCTGGCGTAGCTGTCCGGCAGCAGGATCACCGGGAAGTCGCCGCCATCCGCCCGGATGATCGATCCCGCCCCCGATCCGTAGAAGCTCTGCCCATAGCCGACCGGCAGGGTCGCGGTGACCCGGTAGACGCCCGGCGGCACGAACACCGCCGTCGCGGCGGTCAGCGCCGCCTGGATCGCCAGCGTGTCGTCGGCGATGCCGTCGCCGACCGCGCCGAAGTCCTTGACCGAAGCGATATCCGCCAGCTTGTCGCGGATCGACCGCCTGACGGCGCCCGCTCCCGGTCCGACGAAGCTGCTCAGCCCCTCGCTGTCGACCGCCGGCGTCACGGTCGGGTTGCCGCCGCCGTCGAACGCCAGCAACTGGTTCGCCCGCGCCGCCCTTCCGGGCAGAAGGGACGATGCCGGAAGGTCGGTCGGGGCGTAGTGCAGCGCCGTCAGCGCGTCGTCGGCAAGCTGCTGCACGCAGGCCGTCAGGTAGTCGTACTCGTCGTTGAGGGAGCGGGCCGGCAAGGCTCCGCTCTCCAGGAAGTCGGTCACCCGCTCATAGGGCAGCCGCCGAAGCAGCGTCACCTGGACGCCTTCGTCCGGCGCCTGATCGAAGGTCACGGTGCCGCCGGCCGTCATCCCGCTGCCGGAAACCGTGTAGCCGCCGGTCTGGAGTGCCGCGTCCAGATGGACCTGCATGTCCTCCGACGCGAAGATCGGGAACGGATAGGCGAAGGCCCGTTGCGCGCCGTCGGCAATATAATGCCGGCGCGGAGGGACCGCGCCGATCTTGATGTGTTCGGTCATGATGTGTCCAATCCCGATTTTTCCATTCCCGGATGGGCCTCCGACTCATCGTTTGGTCCAATACGACCGGTTCAGTAGGCGTTGCTGAACAGCTCCAGCCGCTGCTTCTCCGCCAATTGCGATCGCTCCAGCAGGTTGCTCTTCTGCGTCGCGGCGACTTCCTGAGCGAGCGCCTGGGTCCGCAGCCGGTCGGTGGCGTCGGCCTCCTGCTGGCTCCGGTGGGTATCCGCCACCAGCCCCAGCAGGACCGCTTCGCCGGAACCGTCCGACGTGCCGCCGCCGCCGGCGCCCAGGCTCGCCCTGGTGCGGCCGACCGTCTTGCGCAGGGCCTTCAGGCGGGCGGCCTCGTCGCTGGCGGCGCTGGATTCGATCTGTGCCCGGCGGAGCGACACGTCCTCCTGTTGCACCTGATCGGACTTCGCCTGCCCTTCCAGCAACTGGCGCCGCTGCAAGGACTGGGTCTCGCGCAGCACGTCCTCGGCGTGCTTCTTCTGGTCGGCCGCTTCCTTCTGGCTGGCGGCGATCTTTTCACGCTCCAGCGCCAGCGCGTCGGCCGCTTTCTGTTTCTCGAAGGCGAGCGCATCGGCCCTTTGCTGAGCCTCGAGCTGAGCCACATACCGGGCATCGCCGGCACTCTGGAAACCGCTGACCGTCTTCTGCGCGCTGGCGATCACCGGTATGGCCTGTAGGGCCAGGTTTGCAACACCACCCATCAGTCGTTCACCTTCAATTCAGTTGTGACGGATAACAGCGTGAAAGGCAGGGGAGCGGACTGCTCGACCCGCCAGAGCGGCTGCGTCCGATCCCGCGCCCAGCCGAGCGAACGCAGCCGCCGCAGGCCGCTGACTCGCGGCGGCGCCCCGTCGCCCAGCGCCTGCCCGCCCAGCCGCCGGAGCGGAAAGTCGGTCAGCCCGGCCCCGACATCGGCCCGCAGTGCGGCGGTGTCCTCCAGTTGGAAGACCACCTCGACCAGCCGCATCGCCAACCCCCTGCCGCCGCCGGAATTCAGCGGGTTGGGCGGCAGCGGTTCGACGACATGGGTGAACGGCAACCCGGCCTCGACCGTGGAGGCCGGAGGGTCGAGCGTGATCGACCCGCCCGATACGGTGACATCGGGCCGCAGCACGCCGTCGGCGACGATGGCGATGGTCTTGCCGTTCAGATGGTCCAGACCGGACCAGACGGAGACCGGCGTTTCGCTTTCGCCATGGAGGCCGGCGTCCAGATGCAGCGCGTCGTCCAGCCGCTCGATGTTCCAGCGGGTCGAGAAGCCTTCCGGCCGCTGGACCAGCAGATAAACGTCGTCGCCGACCACGGCGACCGAATGGATCGTCCCGGTGGTATCGATCCGGGTCCAGGCGGTGACCTGCTCGGTGCGGTAGATGGTCAGCGCCCCGAGGGTCCCGTCGTCCATCACCACCAGCATCAGCCGTCGGCCCTGGTCGTAGTCCTGGTCGAGCGGCCTTACCACCAGATGCCGGGCCAGCAGCGCCAGATCGGTCGCCTGATAGGCCTGCTCGGTATCGGCATACAGGAACTCGCGGATCTCCCGCCCGTTGCGCGACACGAACAAGGTGGCGCCATCGACGTCGCGCGGCGCCACCGACCGGTCGGTCGGCGAGCCGATCCGGGTCTGCCGGTTGAGCTGGATCGTCTGAGGCGTCAGCGGCTCCCCCGTGACCATCCATTCGGCGCCAGAGGTGAAGACCTGAAGGTGCCGGCCGGAGAACACCGCCCGGATCGCGTTGATCTGGTCCGACAGGATGCCAAACTCGATCGCCTCGTCGTCCTGGCCGGTGCCGAGATCGAAGTTCCAGATATCGGCGGAGCGCGACAGCCAGAGCCGGTTCGGCAGCTCCCGCGATCCGCCGATTACCAGCCTGTCCTGATGGAAGGCCGCCGAGACGGGATAGCCCCGCAGCGGCGAAAAGGCCTGCTCGTCCCAGACCGCCGCCGCGTCGGTGTTGGCGAAGGCCTCGTTAACCAGGACCTTGACCTGAGTGCCCGACATGTATTCGGTGACGGTGCATTGCTTCCCCGCCACCCGCAGCCTGACGCCGACGTGGCCGGCGACGAAAACGGCAGACGACGCCGTCAGGGTGACGGTCCCGGTCGTGGCGCTCGGCGTGACGGTGACGCCGACAGGCGCGAAGCGGTACCAGGGCTGGCGGATCGCGTTGCCCTCGGCCAGGAAGGCCCATTCCTCCAGCGACCAAGCCGTTTCCCCGGTCCGCTTGAGCTTGCGCGGCGCCACGTCGGGATGACAGACCAGCAGCGTGTCGCCGCTCTGTGTCCAGGTGATCTGGCCCAGCTGGTCCGCCGTCCACGGCGTATTCACCGTCGCCACCAGATCGTCGCCGTGATGGACGTCTACCCGGTATTCGGAAAACGCCAGCAGGTAAGTCTGCTCGATGCTGAACTCGAACGCAACCAGCCGGCCGGGACCGCGCGCATTGGCCGAATACGCCATGCCCGGCCGCCGGGTGATCCCGCCGGTCGGGTGGATCAGCAGATTGCGCAGGGTCAGCGCGCCGTTGTCGTAGGCGCGGAGATCGCCGCGTCCCAGCAGCAGGCGCGAGATCTCGCCGCTGGTGAAGTTGGTGGTCAGGAGGCGGACGCGAGACATCAGGTGCGCGCCTCGATCAGGGTGAAGTCCTCGAACCCGAGCTGGCTGTCCTGCTGGTTGTCGATCAGCCGCGCCCGGCGGAACTCCAGTTCGGCCAGCTTCGCCAAGGCCTCCGCCCGGCTGCTGTTCTCGGTCAGCGGCAGGCAGAACTCCGCCGCCAGCCGGGCGATCACCACCTGATCGAAGAACGGCGGGAACGCCGCCTCCGCCGGGCGGTAGACATAGGTCAGCGTGACCTGATCGGCATCGGTCTGCAACGTCGTGCCGACGATGCGGTAGCCCAGCCCCCGGCCATGGCCGGGCGATCCGGCCGACAGCGCCCGCAGGAAATCGACCGGCAGGGCATGGGCGTAGTCGTAGTCGCCAAGCGGCGGATCGGCCAGCAGCGCCAGCGTCGCCTGGGTGGTCGCGAAACTCCACGAATTGGCCGAGAGCAGGGCGTCGCGGGTGGAGCCGTAGAGAGCGTCGGCGACCTCCGCCTCGGCGGTGCCGTCGTTGAAGCTGGTGATGGAACCGGCCCCGATCTTGATCAGGGCGCGGCTGCACAAGCCGATCGGTGTGAGCGCCATGGCGCCGGTCTCCCTTGCGGAGTGGGCGGCGCCCCGCTCCCCCGCCATCTTCATGACGGGGACCCGGAGCGCCCGGACGATCAATCGCTGTTGGAAGCGCCGACCTGGGTGAGGTTGGCGACATCGACCGCCCCGCCGGAATTGCTCGCCACCAGCAGGATGCCGGCCTGGGGAGTGCCGTCGGTATCGATGTTCGACATGATCATGTCGCCGACCCGCAGCATGTCGCTGGCCGTGCTGAAGTAGCCGGCGGTATCCACGTCGGCCGCGAGATCGACGGTGGTGTAGTGCCAGAGGGTGAACCCGTTGGCATAGGCTAGGACGCTGAGGTCCTTGGACTTGAAGGCCATGACTGAAAAACTCCAGGAAAGATCGGGAAACGGGTGCGGTCGCGCCTGACTGGCGGTCAGCTTTCCAGGCAGCGCATCGTGACGACGCCGCTGGCGTCGATCAGGGCGGCGCCCTGGCTCATCATGTTGTTGACGAAGTGCGAGGCGCGGTCGCCGTGCCACGTCACGTCACGTCGGTCGTGACGTCGGCGCCGGCGGCATGGCCGACGGCGGTCTTGTGGTACCAGTGGCAGAGCCGGACGTTGGAGCTGGCGCTGAGGCCGGAATGCGGGACCCACAGCGTGCCGAGCCAGCGCTTGGCCTGGGTGCCGCGCCACGGCAGCTCGTCCGGCCCGACATAGTCGGACTTGGCGAACTCGTCGATGCCGAGCAACTGGCTCCACTGCTTCCAGCCGACCACGGCGTAGCGCTGGCCGTCGTCCGGCACGTCCGCCTGCCCCAGCTTCTCGAAGGCGAGCAGCACCTTGGCCTTGGTCAGCCCGTCGGTAGCGGCGCCGGCGTAGTTGGTCGAGGTGTCGAGCTGACCGATGATCAGGTCGTCGGTCTTGCGGCCCAGCGCATAGGCGCCGGCATTGGTGATGACGGTGCGCTCGTCGATGTTGGTCTTCAGCTCGTCCAGCTTGTCGACCCAGTCGCCGGCGTAATAGTCGGTCAGGATGCATTCGACCGGCGTGTGATCGACGTTCATCGTCGGGATCTTGCCGTGCCGCGCCTTGGTCGAGGCGACGCCCTTGCCGACCTTCTGGAAGATGGTCGAAGCGCCGCGCACGTCGCTCTTGCTGCGGACGGTGTTGCGCAGCTTGGAGCCCATCCGCTGGAAGCTCTCGTGGACTTCGCGTTCGAACTGCTTGACGAAGGCCTTGTCGATGGTCGTGGACATGGATGAAGAGCCCTTTCCGGCGTCTTTCGGGAGATTGGGGAGGAAATTCGGACACGAAAAAGGCCGGACCCGGCGACGCCTCCTGGAGAGAGACGCCGCCGGTGTCCGGCCCTGGTTTCGACTTCGATCCGTCGGTGAAGACGGAGTAGTGGTGTTGACGAGAGAAACTTAGGTTTAATTTCCTAGCTCGTCAAGAGCTTTTTTGCTTTGGCGCGATTTTTTTCTGATGGGAATTCTCTTTCGGCATACCCGGACTTGATCTCACAAGCGCCAACATAGGCGTTCCCGCGCGTCACGTTGGCCTTCCCCTCCACTCCGCCGTCATGCCAAGACTTGATCTTGGCATCTCCCGGCGAAAGCTGACGTGAAGACTTCAACCTGAAGTGCGAATGTCACCCGCTCAGTTCCTGAAAGGAGATGCCAAGATCAAGTCTTGGTATGACGGAAACGGAGTAGACAACCTAAGTTATCGCCTATGGGATCAAGTCTTGGCCTGACGTATGGGGTGTGACCCATAATCAAAGAGCGCTCCACCCTTACCCCCGGTCGGGATAAAGCTGGCGGAAGCCCTCCGTCACCTTGGCGAGCAGGGCCGGATCGCGGTCGCGCCAGTAGCGGGGATCGCGCATCATCTTGTGAAGGTCCTCCTCGTTCCCCGGCACCGGTCCGGACGACGCGGCGGCGCGCAGGGCCGACGGTTCCGACGCGGTCATCATCCGGTGCAGCGCCACGACGCCGTCATAGCTGGTGGTCAGCCCGTCAAGCGCCGCCGGGGGAAGGTTCTTCCGGCCCCAGGCCAGCAGTTGCCGGGAGGTTTCCCGCCAGGTGTCCTCGCCGCCGAAGTGGTTGATCAGGCGGGCGACTTCCCGTTCGGCCTCGAACTCGAAGGCGATCTGCTGGATCATCGGCACCAGCCGCTCGGCCGCCAGATCGTAGACGAGCTGCGCCTGATCGGGCGTGAAGCCGGCGGCGTGGAGCTTGTGGTTCAGCACAGGATCGGCGTCGAACAGGCCGTGGCCGCAGTCGATGCAGTAGCCGTCCGGCCCGTCCGGCACGCCCAGCAGGCTCAGCAGGGTGGCGCGGTCCAGCGCGCCGGCATTGGCGCCCGGCGCAGCCGGGGCGGAAACGGGCTCGGAGACCGGCTCGGCGGCCTGGGTCAACAGGGACTCACTCATGCTTCATACTCCTCGAAGGTTCGATGAAAGAAAGATTCAGCCGGCGGCTTCAGGCGCCGCCGTATCCGCCACGGCCGTACGGATAAGTTCGCCCGGCACGCCGAACGACCGGGCAAGCCAGCGGGCGGCGGCGGCGTGATCGACCACCGCCTCGCCTTCCTTGCCCAGGCCCCCCGCCACCTCCAGCCAGCGGAGCGTCGCCTGGACGTCCCGCTGCGCCTGGGCCTGGGCCAGGGGGGAGCGGTACTGAAGCTCGACCGTCCTGCCGTCCACGACTATGTCGGGGATCTCGCCGCGCCGGCGCAGGATGGCGACGGCGCGCATCATCAGCGGGGTCAGCAGCTCCGACTGAAGGCGCCCGTAAGTTGCCCCCAGAAGGCGGGACATCTCGGCGGACCGCTCCATCACCTCGGTCGCGGTCATCCGGCCGTCCGTCACCTGCCCCAGCCTGTCCACCAGCAGCGCGTGCCGGATGCGCCGCCGCAGGTCGTCCAGCACGAGCTGCGACACGTCGAACCGGCCGGGCGTCGCCAGCGGCGTCAGCCCCGCCGACCCCACAGCCTTGGGGATGATGGTGCCGGGCACCAGCCGGATCGTGCCGGGGTTCAGCACGCCGTCGTCGTCGGCCTGCCAGATGCCGGTCACCGCGATCGACGCGTTCTTCAGCACCAGCTCGACCACCTTGTTGGCGGTCTTGATGTCGGGCAGCGTCTTCATGACCGGCGACCGGCCATAGGTCTCGCCCGGAGCCTTCAGCCAGCGGAAGTTGATGAAGGGCGAGCGGGCGAAGCGTCCCTCCGCCAGCACCTCGTCCTCGGCGTTTCCGCTGTCCAGGATCACGGTGTAGCGATAGACCGGCCCGTCCTTCAGGACGGCCTCGACCACGCCGAACCGCGCCTGCGGGTCTTGTGTCGCCTCTCGCTCCATCGCCGGCCCGACCGGTGCGTCCGGAAAGCGCAGGCGAAGCTGCGCCAGGGTCAGTTCGCTCCGCCGGAACGTCCCGTCCAGCCGTCCGTCCGCCCCCTCCTCCAGCACCGCTTCGGCCAGCGGAACCGCCGTGAACCGGAAGCTGGAGTAATCGCCGGGGGGCGCCTCCTCGAACAGCAGGCAGGCGGTGCCCGCCGTTACCAGATCCAGGTAGCACTGGTGCATCTCGACCGCGAAGTTGGAGCGGTCGAAATGAGACTGGAGCGTGGCCGCGGCCTTCTCCAGCAGGGGCGCGACGGTGTCGCGCTCCGCCTCCGACAGGTCGGGGCCGGGCATCAGCCCGAACCAGCGCGACCATGGCGGCGTGAGCTGGGCCAGCAGGCTTGCCGCAAGCTGCTCGACCGCGTCGGCCGCCGTGCCGTCGAACAGCCGGTCGGTCTTCCGCTCCCCCGGATTGCCGCCCCGGCCGAAGCCGCCGCCATGCGGCAGGGCGTAATCGTAGCATTCCTGCCAGTGGGACTCCCAGATGCCGCGCTTCGCCTTGGCGTTGGCGAACCGTTGAAGCAGCGACGACACGTCCATCGCCTATTCCCCCAGCAGGCGCTTGCGGGCCGGGGCGGAAGAACCGGTGGCCGTCGGCTGAAGCACGCCGCGCCACGACGTCAGCACCGTCCCGCTGACGCTGCGGTCGCGTTTCGCCAAGGCCTGCTCGGCCGCGACGATGGGATCGGTTTCGGGCTTCACGACCGGCGTAGTCGGTGTCGGGGCCGGAGTCGGGGTCGTGGCGGTGTCGACCACCTTCGGCGGCGTCACGGGAGGCGGGACCGGATCGGGCGTCACCGGAACCGGATCGGCCACGACGCGCTTGGTCTCCACGACAGGAGCAACCGGCGCCGTAACGGTCGTCGTGGCCGGTGTCGCCGTAACCGGCGTCACGACTTGGGCCGTAGTGGTGACTGCGGCCGGAGCCTTGGGCGGGGTGAACATCTTGGCCATAGCGGCTCAACTCCTTCAAGCAAAGGTCAAATCGGATCAGGCGGTTCGGATCAGGCGCGTCGGTTCAGGCGACAGTGCCGGAGCGAGCCTTGGTCCGCCGGTGCCCCAATCCGTCCGGGTCCGACAGCCGGCGATAAAGCTGCCAGGGCGTCACCACCCGGCGGTCGTGCAGCCCCAGGACGCGCTTGGCCGCCTCGACACAGGTGAATGGCATCAGCGGCGCCGGGCGGAGGTGATCGCGCCGGACCGGGGCCGCGACGACGGCATGGCCGCGCTCCTTCAGCCAGCCGATCAGGTCGAAATCGGAGGCCACCGGCTGGACCACGACTTCCATGTGCGGCGACAGCGGATCGACGGTGATCCAGCTGGCGCCGTCGTTCAGCACGACGAAGCAGTGGCGGAAGCCCGGACGCAGCAGGCGCAGCCACCACAACTCCGCCTCGCCGCAGAACGCCACCCAGGCCTTCGGCTCCGCTCCCGGCGGAGCGCCGGGCGGCGCCACGGGCAGCAGGGCGCCGCTCATCGCACGATCCCCTTTTCCCGCAGGACGGGGTCCAGGAAGGCCAGCGCCTCGCGCCACAGGCTGGACGCCCTGCACTCCAGCCGGCGTTCCGGATCGGGCGCCATCAGGCGCTTGCCGTAGTGGACCAGCACGTGAAGGTGATCGCGGATCAGCTTCCGCTGCCGGTACAGCCGGTCGATCTCCCGCATCATGTCGAGCGGTTCGCAGGGGCGCGGCACCG